GTCAGATTCCTAACCTAAACCTTCGCGTGTTTTGAATCACGAGGTTTTGCAGTGCGAGTTGGCGCTGGGAAAATGGGTGGTACTAAGTACAGATACTGGAAGTCATCCCCCCCTGACCACGTCAGTTGAGGGGGAAGAGTTGCTGTATTGTATTGGTTAACTGTAATACCTACTGGTAAATCATACAATATAGTCACGGCAAATGGAACGACAGGCCTATAAATGTGGAGGAAAGGAACCTCTGAAAAGAACGGGACTTCGAATTCGGTTTTTGTTGGGGTGGGCATCAACGTTTTTGGTGGGGAAGTATAAGGATTGTTTGGATCTGTTACATTAAAGTTACTTATAACTTGGCCACTACCTGGTGTCGGTAAGAACGATGAGTCTAAACTATTCAACACAATTTTATCGCACTGATTGGACAGTACGCGAAATCTACGAGAACCTCTCCAGAAAAGAAAGATATTCGAAAACGCAGAAAAGGGCTCTGCAAAATAGTTTGGGGAATAGAACGGCAACGAATAAGGATAAGAAAAATCGGCAGCTGACTGCCAATTTCTTGGGTCGATTAATGAAAATCTACGTAAAATGTCCTTAACAGTTAGGGTGCACTCGGGCATGCAATTTCCTAACTCCGAAGTGAACTGAGCAAATTCATTTATTGGGGCGAATTTTTGCTGAAATCTAGAACAAACACTCGTTTGAGCTCTAGGTTGTGTTACTCCGGTTGTAATCGTTGTGGTTTTTGTGGTTGTTGCTGGGGTCCACGGTAACGTGTTTTGTGAACCCTTAAGCAGTGAAAATTGAGAGTCTTCTCCTCCTGAGCGCCAAACATTAACATAAATGATGGGAGTGGACGGATCGGAAGAACCTGCAATTGGTGTGATCATTTTGAGCTGTAAACTGGGTAAGGTGTTAAGACCTAAGATCCCAGTTTTTCTCCAGAATGTATTCCATAGGAATGGAATAGTAACTTCTGTAATTGTATCGCCTTTAACATCAATGATCTGAGATGGTAAGTTGGCATCAATTAATCCTCCAGCGTTAAGCTGGTAGGAGAGTTGAAATCTTGCTGAGTAAAAAGCGGAACTAATAAAATGGAACATGTATTTTATAGAACCTCTCCAATACTCGTGATGGGCTGCAACGTAAGCAAGATAGTCACAGGTGAAAGCGCTGGTTGCGTCGTTCGCTTCCAAGGGATGGACGTTTATGGTATTTATGTCACCTGAATTGGCATAAATATACCGCCAATTCAACATAGGTGTCATTACAAGTTGCGTAATAGACATCTCTGAAGTTTCCATTGAAAAGTTGTCCATGGATATTGCTGACTGTGGAAACATAGTAAATTTGTCTCCTTGGAACAGTCCGCGAACATTATTTTGATACTGGAAGGGATACTGTTGAACCATTGTGGTAACAGCTGTATCTGTGGGCATGTCTAAATTTTTTCCATAGGTAGAAATGAAATTGGCGATTGGACGATAAATATCTCCAACAATGGGAATCATCTTAATGATTTCGCTAACTCCTCCTACTACTTTTTGAATTCCTCTAGAATCGACACCTTCTTTATTCTTGATTTTTGCTTCATCCCCCGCATGCTTAAGCGCAGGAATTGGAAGAAAATCAAACGCAAAACGAGATCTGCCTGTGGATTGGGCAGCCACGGTTTCGTTATACGATGCCACTTTGGGATTAGTAAACGAACCAAAAACTAAGAGTTCCACGGACGCAGGAACTCCAGTTGAAGTGGAAGTAAGTTCGTTTAATTCAGAAATTAGAATTGTGCCTATCGCTGCTGATGTACTAAGAGTTGAAACTGAAAGCCAAGGAACTGGATTCAGATAAGGAAACTCTATAACACAGGAATCTTGTGTTGACGCTGAAAGCACAACTGGTTTAAAACCTGAAAGTACATATGGATTCCAAAGGGTAATTGGAGAACCAACTGCAGCATCTATAGTTGGTAAAGAACTAACCATAAGAGCTCCTTGATGATAAGGTGTTGAATTCATTCTAATTTGAAGTTTAATTCCCGCGCGAAAATATCTAAAAGGTGCTAGATAATTCGCTATTAAAGTGTTAACTAAAGGACCGGGGAATGTAAATGCCTGGTTAGCCATCCCAGGCGTCCAAGAAATAGTTGCCAAGCGATATACTCTTTCGAGCACTTGCGTTGGGGTTTGATCAACAAACGGATTGGAGATGCGCTCCAAATAATCATGTCCTGATATTTCTTGGGTTACTACGTTTGCTGATTCTTTGAACTGAGTTAATGCTGTTTCATTATTCAAGACAGGCTCGATCTGTTCTGTAAGAGCGTTGTCATTTGATTGTTTGTTTTCTGAAGCTTGTATCCGTTTTAAAGGCATTTTAAGATAGGAGTGGATAAACTCTTTTCTTGAGCCGGGTTTGTGAGAGGCGCAAAGAGATCGTCACTCTCACACTCGCTTTGCAGCGAGGTAAATTATTTACTTTCTATATCTTGAAAGGAATTTTTAGGCGTTTACTGCCGGTTGAGTTAGTGTAATGTAATTAAACCTAAGTCTTTCTGGTATTTAACCATCAACTCATCATAGGTTTGGAAAAACTGATTTTCCTCACTGATAGATTCCAAATAGGGATTAAGGCGAGCCTTTTCCATATTAAAAATTTCTCTGCCATGCAAGAAGAACTCTCGCAAAGCATTGTGAACATTTTCGGTAAATTGTTTCTTAGGTCCAATTTCTGAATCTCTATTTATCCACAGAAGATGTGAACGAATTGAGTCCAAATTCATTGGTGCCATGACGACGCCGTCTCGTTTGACGTGTTTGCGTTTAAGAAACTCAGCTGTGTCCATAGTATCCCAGAGAGAAATATCCTTCTTGTCTGCGGTAGTATGAACATGGCCAAAATGAGTCAAGGCATATTCTGCTATTAATTTTGGAGTTATAACGTCGGTGGTAAAAACAAGTGTGCCGTCCTTGTTCATATCAGCAACGATTCGTTTGATAGTTTCATGTAAATCATCTCCAAATGTTAGAATGTAAACATATGAGGACAAAGGTATTCGTACTTTTAATGTGTCCCACATGATGCGTTTGCATATCCAACGATTTTTAACTACATTTCCGGCAGAGTTCAGGTGTGCTGTCCCTGGTCCGCCAGATGTCATACCATCGAAAAAATAAATTAATTCCCTAACGATGATGTAACAAAGAAAATGGGCAATGCTCAAATATGTTATAACTCTACGCTCACGCGTATCAGTAATTCCATAATGTGCAATGTACATTGAAGCAAATAAGGCTCCAAACCAGTACCAAAAATTAAGGTCCCAGGCTGAAACATCTTGTGCTGCGATGTAATCTGCTCCATATTCTATTATTTTCAAATAGTCGTGCCACCAGTCCGTTGAAAACGGATTAATACCGACTTTTATAGGTGAAGTTGTGTCCAAATTTGTATGGGCCATCCACAGTCCAAAATACTTTTTGAACATGCGAACAAACCACTTAGGAGCTGCAAAAATTGCTCGACTAAGAAATTCAAACACTTTTTCCCAAGGTCTAAGTTCATCCTTGAGAAATACTACATAGGTAGGCATATACAATCGTTGTGAATCCACTCCTTCTTGAAAAAGAGCTTCTTCCTTAGAAATGTGATTGTGAATATACTGACCTCCTTCATCTGTAGCTTTTCGTATCCACTGTTGCTTTGGAATAGCTAACTCAAGGCCTGGATGGCCAGTGGATTTATTTGTCTCAAATGACGCTACTAGGCCTGGAATGCCATTCATAACTTCATCTTCCGTGAGAACTCTCCATTTAAATTTAGGAAAAATCCCTACCCAAAGTTCTGGGTCGTCCATTCCCTCTGGTTGAGGTTTTCGGACACGTCCTTTTGCTTTTCGGAAGGCAAGCTTGACGGGGTCTTTATCACCCTTAGGTGACAATTTGGCTGGTCCCATGAGATCTGGGTAGTCAATTTTTCCAATTTGTTTTCCTTTTAATACAACGCCATTGAAAAGTGGAGATCTTTCAAGACTTGTTTTTGTTGGTTGGTATAGGGGCTTTGCGAGTTTCCCTACCACAGGATAAGGAAGTAATCCTGTTTGAGTTGTTTCCTCAAATTTAAGTTCTGGGGGCATCCATGGCAAACACTGCGCGGGTGGGGTAAGCCGCGTTGCCACTGGAGGAACTAATAATTCGAGAAATTTCATTATATCGGTGCGGTAAATTGGCGTCACATAGGAAAGTGACGACATACCCGCTACATGTATACCAACTAGAGGTGTGTCTCCTGTATCTTCTAAATACCAGAATCCACAGTCTCCGTCAATACCATGACATCCATG